AATGTAGCCATAATAAAGTTACGGGCAAAAAGAAACCCCATCGGTATTCTATCGCCGACAGGGTTCTTCCAACGTTGTATCAAATCATATCACTCCATTTGATTGTGTCACCGACGAAGCACCGCACCGCCAGATACCTTACGAACGCCGTCCCTTCCGGGGCGTCAGGGTCTTCCAGATAAGCCAAGACAGCCTTGACTATTTTCTGGTCGCAATCCAATACCTTAGGAAAGTAGTCGCTATAGAACATAGCGAACAGGTATTGGATATCTCCCCAAGTGGCGTTATCAGGTTTCTTGGCCCCGCATTTATCGAACATCTGCTTAGCGTCCTCCATCGTCCATCTTCTCTTGGATCCGTCAGCGTTAAGCATCTTGTCGGCGGC